GCAGCATCGAGTGTATTGAGATCTGTCGTGATCCCGGAGCCGGAGATGTTGGCCCCTTGCATTCGTGCCTTATGCCCGTGCTTCATTGTCTTCGTTTTTGCACCCTCTTCCTTTGAGAGCAAAGACAAGAGCTCAGCGTGGTACTGCTTGTCGAAATACCGCAGGCAGACGGCTCGGAAGACGTAGCGTCTATAGTCGACACTGGTTCTCCCGTCCATTCTGCTGTAATCCCCGCCCACAAGCTGGGCATTGACGGACTTTTGCAGGCCTTGTAAGGCTCGTGCGATGTCCACCGGGGTTTTGCCAACTGCGTACCATCTGCCACAAAACGCTTTCAACTCGCGCTTCAAAGCAGTGGAATAGCAGCACAACCGGTTGGTGTGATCCGTAGGGACCACATTGACGAGGCGCGGGACTCCAGGCTTGTGGAGGACTTCTTTCTTCTGCATCGAAACAGTCGAAAGTGAGGCACTCTGATCACAAGTCTGATTCATCACCTGGACTCGCCGGGCAACCTGGGCTGGCCGGTTCTGCAGTTTGCGCAGCTCCTCCATGTCAATAGGCACGCCAACACCTGGCCTCCTTATGACTTGCTGTGCAAACTCAGCTGCGTACTTCTGCATCTCCTCCGAGAATCTAGATGTGTTGGTGATTGATGTGATCCTGTTCTCCAGAGCTGAAGCTTCGTTGTTGGAGCTTGCAACGGGACCACAACCCGGGCCAACGAGGGGTGGGGCTGCGACTTGGACAGTGGGAGTACCGTCCTCGAGCTCCAGTCCTTGTTTGGCCTGGTAATTTACAAGCTGCATAGGCACGTAAGACGTAGTGAAGTAGTCTGACAGTGTCAATGCATCCTGATGCACACGAGATCCCTTGTGACCCGCCCGGAGCAAGCCCTGCTCTGCCGTAGACGGCAAGAGGCACTTTACTCCGCCAGTAACCTTGACATCAGTGTTGAGTGCCTTGGCCTGGATTGCGAGTGCGTTGAAAGTGCCGACATCGACACTTACAGTGGATGAGCCTAGTAGGCCTGTCTTCAACACACAGACACGCCTATCTGCTGCCGGGCCAAATGCACCGACGAGATAGCTGCCCTGTTGTTCGACTTGCATCCGCTTGGGTACGTGTGCTGCACAATCTGGTAACAGCATCTTGGCGAGGCAAAGGGGTAGGCTTATGGTTCGTGCAAGTAACAGCACGACCACAGACCGTCCAGTGCCAACCTCAAACCGTTGCACGTCGTAGATATAAGTCTTGAACCAAGACCCAATCACGAGGTAGTCAGCGGTCCAGTCCCACACTTGGTGTTCGTAGACTGCCCCCCCAGCAACAGACTCGACGACTGTGTCTGGGGTGGTGAATTGCCATGTAGAGTCCTCAGAACTACCACTGAGGCTAGTTGGGACCAGCGCGTAAATGCCGATATCGTGACCGGCGTAGCGACTGAAGTCCCGGAGGTAGTAACATGTGTCGACCATTGTTATCGCGTGCCGAGCTGATAATGGGTCTGACTTCACATCACTTAGGAGGTCCTTCGTCTGCCGATACATGCGACAGCCCTCCACACCTCTGTTTATCTCACGAGACGATATGCTGATGTCGTAGCGCTGCTTGCCGAGCTTCTTGCACACGTGGTCCAAGAACCGGCTAGCCGCTGAGCGCAACGCAGCTGCGTCGGGGTGAGTGTGGCCTTTGGCCATAACAACCCTCCCTTTCTC